CGCTGAGGTCGCTGTAAACAACAACCCCGGAGATCCCGGCCTTTACTTCGCGGACAATACCGCATCGCCTAGTACAGGGCTCATCAAGGTCGGCCCAACCTTCATCGGTAGTACGGCCCCAAACCTTCTCCCAACGGGCTACACAAGCCTTTCCAAGGGGGAATCCTGGCTAGATACAGTAAGCACTCAAATTTTTAAGATTTATGATGGTTCTGCCTGGCAAACCACTAAAGCAGTGGCATCTATTTTTGCAGGCAAACCATCTAATCCTGTTAATGGGCAGTTGCACTACGATAAATCTTTAAGCAAAATGTATATTTATGATTCAGCCAGTTCGTCGTGGTTGGCGACTTAACTCGTCAATCCCCCAGTTCGCATCAAATAATCCAGAATACGATCCAATTTTTTATGTACGGATTCCATTTCACGCCTGAAATCTTCTTTCAGCACGTAATCACGGATGACGCGATCCTCTAGGGTATCCAAATCGTCTTCAATACGCTCCAGGCGCCGGTCAATTTTATTTTGAAAGCCAGCAAAAGCCTTGCTGATACCGGTGAATGCTCCGATGGCCCCAGAAGCAGCTGCAAAAATAATGTCTAGGCCCACGTTCAACTTAATATGCTTCCCCTATTCTAATGGGTTCAACAACTTAGAATAAAGCAAGAATAAGTACAGGTGTGACCGCTACCTACGATCCCAATATAGTAGGTGCGATTGAAGCACTCGTGGACTTGATGTCCGGTAATGGCTTTGCAATGACTCGGGAACCCTACGCGCCCAATTATAGAGGTCTTGTTGATGCCATCATCGACCTTAAAGAAGGGTTCCCCGCTTATGTGGCCCCGGATGTAGGGTTTAAGGTGCTTGCTGGTGAAACAATATCACAAGGACAAGCTGTTTATTTAAATCATTCAACAGGACTTGCGTATTTAGCAATTGCAAACGGTACGGAAGCCCAGGCGCATGTCGCTGGATTTGCCAATGAAACACAGACAGTAGGAAATCTAATACAAATTTTGGTTGCAGGTATCCTTGGAACATCTGGATTGAGTGTAGGCAACGATTATTATCTATCTGCGGGTACTGCTGGGTTAATCACAACGACGCCACCAAGTGGGGCCGGAAAGTATGTCACCAATGTTTGACAAGCTGTGACGGCAACTCAATTTTCTATTCAACTTAATCCTCCAATAAAGCTGAGCTAGATATGGCAACCAGAAAACCCTTAGCTTTAGTCAACGGTTTATTCCAAGAAGTCAATATGCCAACCGACAAGTTAGATTTTGCCGGTAATACTACATCAGATCTGCTTGAGGGTAGCAATCTTTATTACACCAATGCGCGTGTATTTGGGGCGCTTTCAGTAAGTAATAGCGGCACAGGTTATGGTTCACTGGCGTATAACACGTTAACCGGTTTATTTACCTATACGGTTGTTACCGATGCAAACATTCGTGGAAGCCTTAGCGTAGCCTCGGGATCTGGTCTTACATACAGCACGAGCACAGGTCAATTTGGTACCAGCTCCATCCCAAACAGCCAGTTAGCAAACAGCTCAGTAACATTTGGTAGTACCACGGTTGCGCTTGGTGGTTCTTCTAGTACCATTTCTGGTCTCACAAGTCTTACCGCTACGACGGTAACAGGAAGCACCAACATCATTTCAGGTGCAGCGGGAGCAGCTAGCAGCATCACCCTAGGAAGCACTGGCATCATTTTTGAAGGTGCAACTGCTGATGCAAACAAAACAACACTTAACGTCATAGATCCTACGGGTACAAGGTCAATCCTGTTGCCAGATGCCAGCGGTACCCTGGCGCTGTTGAATTCAATTTCGGTTGCCAATAGCGGTACAGGTTTTGGCAGCCTTAGCTACAACAGCAGTACCGGGACGATCACTTACAATGTAGTCACTTCGGCCAATATCCGAGGGGTTCTTTCCGCTTCTACAACCGGTACCGGATATGGCACGCTCACTTACAGCAGCTCGACTGGCAATTACGATTTTGCTGTTGTTACTGATGCCAATATTCGTGGAAGTCTCGGCGTCGCTGTAGGCTCCGGTTTAACGTATAACTCCAGTACAGGGACATTTGGTACCAGCGCAATACCAAATAGCCAGCTTGCTAATTCCAACATCCAGATCGGTAGCACTTCTATTGCCCTTGGCGGCAATACAAGTACGGTAGCTGGTTTAACATCCCTTACGGCAACGACGCTCTACGGTGGAACCCTTGGTGCCGCCAATTCTTTATATCTAGATGGTACCGCAAGCGCCTTGATATTTCAAGGTACCGTATCTAGCGTCAATTCAACAAAACTTGTCGTCACAAACCCAACCGCAACCCGTACAGCCACTCTTCAAGATGCTTCTGGGACGATCGCTTTAAGCACCAATAACCTTTCCTTCTTCTCTTCTACAACATCTTCTCAACTGGCTGGCGTAATCAGCGACGAAACAGGAACGGGTTCCCTTGTTTTTGCTACGTCACCGTCCTTGGTTACACCAACAATTGGTAGCGCGGGAGCAAACTTCAGTGGTGCGACTTCTGGGACAACTTCCCTACTGGCTTCCGCCACAGCCTCTGGTGCCCTTACGTTACCTGCCGCTACTGATACGCTAATTGGTAAGGCAACAACGGATGTCTTAACAAATAAGACCTTTGATACGGCGGCTACCGGTAACGTTCTAAAAATCAATGGTACAGGAATTACGGCTGTAACAGGATCCGGCGCGGTTGTGCTTGCAACATCACCAACTCTGGTTACCCCTACCTTGGGTGTTGCATCTGCTACGAGCATCAATAAATTAGCCATCACAGCTCCCGCCACGGGATCCACCCTGGCTGTTGCTGATGGTAAAACCCTGACAGCATCCAATACGCTGACATTTACCGGTACAGATGGATCCACCATCGCCTTTGGGGCAGGGGGCACCATTGCTTACCTAGGGAGTAATAACGCTTTCACTGGCGCCAATACCTTTACAAATACCACTGGGCAAACTTTTAGGCAGACCTCAACGCAAGATGGCATTATTCTCAATGGCGGGGCAGGAGGATCCAGTAGTTACGCCGTTACCTTTACCCCTACTACTTTGACAGCAAACCGTACGATGACAATTCCAGATGAGACAGGAACTTTTGCTTCGCAGGATTTTGCTACTGCGATTGCAATTGCGTTAGGATAGTATTATGTCAACACAAGTACAATTTCGTAGAGGCACGACGACCGATATCAGCGGCTTCACTGGAGCTGTTGGTGAAGTTGTTGTAGATATCACGAAGAATACGGTTGTCGTCAACAATGGCGTCAAGGCTGGTGGCTATCCGCTTTTGCGTGAAGACTGCACAAACATCAGTCTATCGCCCGGTTCGCTGTCCAGCTGTGCTATTAAATTTGCTAATAGTGCCAGCACCGGCATCTATAGTCCCGTGTTAGGTTCTGTTGCACTGGTAACCAATGGTGTGGCAGGGCTTACAATAGATTCATCTGGTGCTATCACCATCCCCGGAAATGTTTCCATTACAGGTAATGTTTCAATTGGGGGGACGTTTACTTCCTCTGACAACCTCGCCCTCATCGTTGCTCTAGGCTGACATGGCAAATACATTCACAAGAAGTACAAAGTCCAGCTTGGTGCAATCCACCACAGGCACAAACGAATCCAATACTGCGACAACTTTTGATATTGTTACGGCTGGCGGCTCAGCAACATTGATCATTTTAAGCATCCTGGTATCCAATAAAACCGGAAGCAGCGCTAACAGTAATGTGTACTTGCTACCAAGCGGGGGAACTGGTGTTTATCTGTTGAAGAATGCTCCCGTACCTGCCGGTTCATCTCTTGAAATGATCTCAGGCAGTAAAATTATCATGACGGCAAACGATATCCTTCGAGCCAGCTCTGATACTGCCTCGGCATTGGATGTAACCATTAGTTATCTGCAGCAGACATAATGGCACTTACTCAAGTTGATGCCAACCAACTTAACTCCAACGTATTCAGTGTTGTTGGCCCTTTTCGTAATCGCCTGATCAACGGTGCAATGCAGGTTGCACAACGCGGTACATCAGCTACGGTAACTGCTGGTACGGCGGTTCCAACTGCCAGTACCGGCTATCCCACCGTTGATCGTTGGTATGTCTACTCCACCGGTGCAAACGTTACGGCAGCACAAGTTTCTGGTTCTGGTGCGGTTAGAAACCGCTTGCAGATCACAGGTGCGGCTTCTGTTACAGCTGTTGGCATTGGCCAACGTATCGAAGCACTCAATTCTTATGATCTTGCTGGTAGCAACGCTACTCTCAGCGTTGACCTGGCCAATTCTCTATTAACAACAGTAACCTGGACCGCATATTACGCTACGTCAACTGATACTTTTGGCACCGTTGGTACAGCAACTAGGACGCAAATTGCTACAGGTACGTTTACGGTTTCAAGTGCGGTGACACGGTATTCAGCAAATATTGCAATTCCTGCAGCTGCTACAACTGGAGTTGAAATTGTATTTACTGTTGGCTCACAAACCAGTGGGACATGGACAATTGGTAACGTACAACTTGAAGCCGGATTAGTAAGCAGCACTTTTGAACAGCGTAGCTATCAACAAGAGCTTGGATTGTGTCAGCGCTATTACCAAAAGACAAGCGCTGCTTGGATTGTGGATACGTCGCTGTTAAATCAAGCCAAATACCATATTGTCACAATGAGAACAACGCCAACGGCAGCTGGTGGGGGCAGCGGTTATAGCTATAGTGGTAACGGTGAAGTCCTTGTTGAATCCCAAACGGCTAAGGCAGCAGCAAGCATTACTTACTCTGCGGAGGTTTCATAATGTACCAGCTAACAGATTCAAGCAGCATCCTGCGCCTAGAAGATAATGCATTGATTCCAGCAGATGAAACAAATTCTGATTACACCATTTATTTGCAATGGGTGGAAGAGGGTAACGAGCCAAAACCAAATCCTGGCGTAAGGCCATATACGTGGGAGCAGGCAATTGAAAGACGTGATAAGGAATTAGCAGCGTCTGATTGGACAATGATTCCCGGTTGCACGGTAGATCAACATGCATGGGCCGTTTATCGCCAGGTCTTAAGGGATATCCCACAAACCTTTGCTGATTGTGACCCGATTGGTATTATTTGGCCGGAAAAACCCTCTACGGCTGGGCCCAATACTAAACCAAAAGAAGAGGCTCCTGAACCAGTGGAAACTCCGGCCAATGTAGTGGCTGAACATGAAGCAGAGGCTGTGACAGTTGAGGAAGTGGCCCCACCTTCCGCGTTTGAACCTGTAGATGTAGTGACAACTTCTGAAGATACCGAAACTTTGGCTGTTGAAGAAACTGTTCCCGCTGTAGATGTTTCTGCGCCCACATCTGAAGAAGAAGTTTCAGCTACAATTGATATTACTGAGACGAAGTAACAATAAGCTATAATTGGTGAGCAGCGGAGCGTCAACTCCCTGCCCGTGACAACCTCTACTACAGGCTGCATCACCATGGTAGCGTCCATCCCCCTGCCTCCGCTAGATCTTTTAAAAAAACGGTTTGTGGTTGATGCCACATCCCCATCTGGTTTGCGCCACAATGAGCCCGCTTCTGCACGATTCTCCAAGGGGGACATTGCTGGCGGACAAAATCACGCAAAAGGTTACTGGCAAGTTCGCGTAAGTGTTGATGGTGTAAGCAGAAAATATTACGTTCATCGAATAATTTACTTTCTTACAACAGGTGTAGACCCGGAAGGTATGGATATTGATCACATTGATTCTCGGCAAGACAATTTAAATATCCGCATTGCTACATCTACGCAGAACCATGCAAATCGAAGTAAAGGAGAAAAATTTAAAGGAAGACAAATGAGCAGCAAACACAAAGGAGTTTACTGGAGTAAACAATCAAAAAAATGGCAAGCGCAAATAAAAATAAATGGTAAGGCTTATAATTTAGGCGTTTTTGCGGGGGAAGACGCAGCCGCAGCGGCCTACAACAAAGCTGCATTTATTGCTTGGGGTGAGTTTGCTAGACTTAACGTAATTAAAAATCCTTGTTTAACCGGGGTCAAAGAGAAATAACGTCATGTACTTGGGGAACAGCCTACAAGCGGCTTATTCATCCTATCTTTTAATTGATAGTTTAAGCGCAAGTTTTAACGGTACAACGACATCATTTGCTCTTAAGGTCAATGGTGTTACTCCTGTACCCTTCCCCCTTAATGAGCAGAACGTTCTGATCTCCGTTGGCGGTGTACCGCAGAAACCTGATCCAACGGGTGCAGAAGGTTTTAAATTTTCCGGTACC